CGCCGCGGTCTGTCTTCGTACAAGATCGTCTGCGACGAGACCAACAACACGCCGGACGTCATCGACAACAACCAGTTCGTCGGCGATATCTACATCGCTCCGGCGCGCTCGATCAACTTCATCCAGCTCAACTTCGTGGCCGTCAGGACCGGAGTCGACTTCGCAGAAGTGGTCGGACAGTTCTGATCGGACTGGACATAGAAACGAAAAGGGGGAGCTCACGGCTCCCCTTTTGCTTTTCGCGGTATGCACTTCTCACTTAGACCAGTCGTTCCCCACCTGCTCGAACTTGCCGAAGAGGGCGCAGAACATCACGGACGACTGCTTGCTGCTTCCGGTCTGCTGAGCGCGGACTACACACTCGGGGTCGGCGTTCACCGTAGCGGTGATCAGCACGATCACGTACAGCCCCACGAAAAATAAGAAAGTCTTTCCCAGGAAGCGGATCATTGCTCGTTAGGCTCCGCGTCGGAGGGCGCCTTCGTCCCACCACCGGTCTGACGGTCCCAGGCCTCGTCGAACGTGATGCACGAGTACTCGATGGACTGCACGGGCTCAGGGATGATCTGGGCCTCCAGCATGACCTGAGTGGGCGTCTTATTGTGCTGCAGCACGAAGATGTCCTGGCGGCACTGGGCCTCCGTCTCGTGTATGAAGAAGTGTTGGACGGGTACTGGTGAGCTGTACAAGTGGAACACTAAGGCTACCACTGATTTCACTGCTTCGGCAGGCATTACGAGAGTCCTTCTATTAGGTGGTTCATGGTTCGTACTATACCACACCTTCCGAAGGATGTAAATAGGCTCTTTTATAAATATCCCAAAGATCTATCGTAAATCGAGAGGACAACATGTTCAACATCAATGAGATTCGCTCTCAGCTCCAGTTCGGCGGCGCCCGACCGAGCCAGTTCAGCGTCCAGATCACTAACCCGGTCAACGCAGTCGCAGACATCAAGCTCCCGTTCCACTGCCGCGCTGCTTCTCTCCCGGGAGACACCATCGGCATCATCAACGTGTCTTACTTCGGCCGCACCATCAAGGTCCCGGGCGACCGTGAGTTCCAGGCCTGGACGACGACCGTCTACAACGACGAAGACTTCGCGATCCGCGACGCCATCGAGACCTGGTCTAACGCCATCAACGGACGCGAGACTAACATCGCTGCCCTCGGCTCTGCTCCCGGCAACTACAAGTCTCAGGCGATCGTCACCCAGTACGGCAAGGACGGCTCTGAGCTCCGCATCTACCAGTTCAACGGCATCTGGCCCTCGGAGGTCGGCGTGATCGACCTCGACTGGGACACCCGTGACACCGTCGAGACCTTCCAGGTGGTCTGGCAGTACGACTCCTGGAGCATCGTGGGCGGCAATACCGGCGACGGCGGTGGCGTATAAGCCATCACGGCTCCTGAGGAGACTACAAGATGGCAATGAAGAACCTGTCGCTCTTCGGCTTCTCTATCAAGAGGAACGAAGACAAAGAGCTCCCGTCGTTCGTTGAACGTCAAGACGACGAGGGGGCTACCCTACTCTCAACCGGCGGCGCCTACGGGCAGTACGTCGACATTGAGGGCTCTGCCAAGACCGAGGCGGAGCTCATCACGAAGTACCGTGAACTGGCCAAGGAGGCCGAGGTCGAGTACGCCATCGACGAGATCGTCAACGAGGCCATAGCCTCCGACGAGAACGACGTCGTCACGGTGAACACCGACAACCTCGAGGGCTACTCCGAGAACATCAAGAAGATGATCCGCGACGAGCTCGACAACGTCAAAGAGCTCCTCGACATCAACAACATCTCCTACGAGATCTTCCGTCGCTGGTACATCGACGGTCAGATCTACTACCACGTCGTCATCGACGAGAAGGACCCCTCGAAGGGCATCCAGGAGCTCCGGTACATCGATCCTCGCAAGATCACGAAGATCCGTGAGATCAAGAAGGACCCCTCCAACGGCACCGACGTGCCCATGAAGTTCACGAAGAACGAGTACTACCTCTTCAGTGAGCGCGGCTTCGGCGGCAAGAACGACGGGTCTCGTGCGTCTGAGCCCTCTTCTACGTACAACCAGAAGGGCCTGAAGATCTCGAAGGACTCGATCATCTTCTCGAACTCAGGCCTCATGGACGAGAACAACAAGTTCGTCCTGTCGTACCTCCACAAGGCGCTGCGACCGTTCAACCAGCTCCGCTCCCTCGAGAACTCCCTCATCATCTACCGACTGGTGCGAGCCCCCGAGCGACGCATCTTCTACATCGACGTAGGTCAGCTGCAGCCGGCGCGAGCCGAGCAGTACCTCCGCGACATGATGGTGAAGCACAAGAACAGGCTCGTGTACGACGCCGGCACCGGCGAGGTCCGCGACGACCGCAAGCACATGACCATGCTCGAGGACTACTGGTTCCCTCGCCGCGACGGCAAGAGCACGGAAGTCGAGACGCTCCCGGGCGGTCAGAACCTCGGCGACCTGGCCGACCTTGACTACTTCCTCCAGAAGATGTACAAGTCGCTCGGCATCCCGACGAGCCGGCTCAACCCCTCGGAAGGGTTCACCATCGGCCGACCGAGCGAGATCAGCCGAGACGAGCTGAAGTTCCAGAAGTTCATCGCCCGACTGCGCAAGCGGTTCTCGATGCTCCTCTACGCCGCCCTCGAGAAGCAGTTGGTGCTGAAGAACATCATCAGCGAGGACGAGTGGCAGGGCATCAAGAACAACATCTTCTTCGAGTTCGCGGTCGACGACCACTTCACTGAGATGAAGAACCAGGAGATCATGACGTCGCGGATAGACCTGCTCGACAGGACCGCACAGTACATCGGCATCTTCTTCTCTTCTGAGTGGATCAAGAAGGAAATCCTCAAGCAGACCGACGAGGACATCGAAGAGATGGAGAAACAGATCGCTAAGGCTAAGGACGAGCCGCTGCTGCCGCCAGGTATAGCGCCGCCTGAAGAACCCGAAGCCTCTAAAGAATAAATAAAGAAAAGAATTAGGAGACATTCGTATGGCAGAAATCAAAAACCTCATCGAGTCCGCCGTCGCCCGCAAGCCCGTTGACTTCAAAGAACTCGTCGGCGAGATGCTGGAGTCCAAGATCGACTCTGCTATCGACGCGTACATCGACGACGTCACTGAGAACGTGATGTCGGACGCACAGCTCGACGAGTTCAAGGTCCACTTCCGTGCCGACGACGCCGACAACAAGAGCAACGCCAAGAAGCTCGCGGCACACTTGAAGAAGCGCGGCATCAGCGCCACGACTGAACGCACTGGCTGGCACACGCACACCGTGCACGTCCACAGCAACGACCCCGCCCACAAGGCGTACGTCAAGCACAAGGTCGGCAAGCGCTACGACACCGACGTCCGCGAGGGCGAAGAGTTCGACGACCTCGAGGGCATGGAATACGCTGAGCTCGAGGAAGTCTCGAAGGGACGACTCGCGAAGTACGTCGCAAAGGCTTCTTCTGACAACGCATACCGCGGCACTGAACTAGGCCAGGCACGCGCCAAGAGCGACGGCTCGGGCAAGAGCTACCAGCACCAGTCTAACCTGATCACCAAGATGCACAAGCGTCAGAATGGTATCAATACTGCGGCCCGCAAGCTCGCTACGGAGGGCTCTGAAGACATCTCTGACATCCTGGACCAGCTCGACGAGGTCTCGAAAGAACGTCTCGGAGCATACATCAACCGAGCTGCTAGCAGCATGGGTGGAGCAATGGCAGCTGCCTCTAAGGGCGGTCACGATGACCCCAAAACTTATGCCGCAGTTGGTAAGTACCAGAAGCGTAAGGCTGGTATCAATCGTGCAGTTAACAAGCTGACGAAGGAAGAGACCGAAGAGTTCGACCTCGAGGACTTCCTGGAGTCCCTCTCGGAAGAAGAACTGAACGCCATCCTCGAGGACCTGAAGTCGATCGACACCGACGGCCTGACCGAGGAAGAGATCGCAGAGGTCTCGAACGACAGACTCCGCAGCTACGTTGACCGCGCATGGAACGGTGGCAATTCTCAGGCACACCACGCGTCGATTGCACGCAGCCACAAAGATAAGATCGTCAGGTCTCAGCATGCGAAGAAAGCCGACAATCGAGACAAAGGAGCTTCCCTGGCTCTCTCTAAGCTCGGCGGCCGGGCCAAAGTCAACGCCTCTGAGTCTGAAGAGATCGACGACATCCTCGACCAGCTCGACGAGGTATCTCAGACCCGCCTCCGTAACTACATGCTGAAGGCCAAGGACTCCATGGCTGCTGCACAGGTCGACACCCACAAGGCGTATGCCGGTAACCACGTTGACGACGCTAAGGGCCAGGCATCTTCAAAGAAGTATGCTAAGCGCTGGGTCGGCATGAACACTGCCATCCACAAAGCCACCGACGGTAACGTCAAGGTCCCAGGCGGAAAGAAGTAATCGATGAAGAGCTTTCGAGAATACGTAACGGAAGTCGAGGGACCTCGGTCTGAGCTCGACAAGCTCGCCTTCAAGGAGCACCCGGTCCAGGTCAAGGACTACCCGGTCGCCAACGCCGGCGAGCGGGACGTCAAGACCAAGAAAGACAAGAGCCGCTCCGCTGACCAGCAGGGCGGTAAGGACGTCGCGGCGTACGCTGCCGACAACGGCGTCAAGACCGACCCGATGAGCGAAGTCCCGATCTTCCAGTCAGGCCGCGCTTACTCCAAGCAGCAGATCATGCAGTACTTCAAGCCGGAGTCGGTCGAAGAGTCCTTCGCATCCGTCCAGAAGAAGATCTCCTCGTCTGAGCACATACCGATGAAGAACGCGGGAGCGATCCTCGCGAACGCTTCTCGTCACGCGTCGGCCGCTGCCAAGAGGAAGAACCCGAAGCTCAAGCGTGTCAAGGAAGAAGTCGAGATCGACGACATCTCGGACGTCCTCGACCAGCTCGACGAGATCTCGAAGAAGAGGCTCGGCGACTACATCAACGCGGCGTCGAGTGACAAGTCTCACCACGCTCACGAGATCGGCAAGGTCAACCAGATCGCTGCCACTGACGGCACGACCGCTGCAGACCGCGCACACCGCGACTACCACAACAAGCAGCACAGCAAGCGTTCGGGCGGCATCGGTCACGCAGTTCAGAAGCTGACCAAGGAAGAAGTAGCAGTCGGTGACGACTGCAGCACGATCACCAAGTCCAAGCCTGAGGGCGGCTCGTCCTCGGGACGCTCGATGATCAAGAAGAACAAGGACAAGATCAAGGTGAAGACCGCCGGCGAGTTCCGGGAGTCGTTCCGCGACCGAGTCGAAAAGAAGCACCCGCGCGAGACTAAGCCCGCGCCTGAAGAGAGGGACGGCAAGTGAAGCTAATCACTGAACTGACCGAGGACTTCTCGTTCGTCACTGAAGCCGACGAGAAGTCTGGCAAGAAGAACCTCTACATCGAGGGCATCTTCCTGCAGGCCGACATCCGTAACAGGAACGGCCGCGTCTACCCGATCGGCATCATGGAGAACGAAGTCAACCGTTACTCCCAGGAGAAGATCAAGAACAACACCGCGTACGGTGAGCTCGGACACCCCTCTGGACCGACGATCAACCCCGACCGCATCAGCCACCGCATCGTGTCGCTGCAGCGTGAGGGCACGAACTTCATCGGCAAGGCTCGCGTCTCCTCCACTCCGATGGGCGACATCGTCCGCGGACTGATCGAAGACGGCGGACGACTGGGCATCTCTTCCCGCGGCATGGGCTCGCTCCGCGAGTCTGACGGCGTCGGCGGCAAGGGCATGTACGTCCAGAGCGACTTCCACCTCGCCACTGCCGGCGACGTGGTCATCGACCCGTCTGCGCCCGCGGCGTACCTCAACGGCGTCATGGAAAACGTCGAGTGGGTCTACGACGAGCGTAACGGGTGGAAGGCCCTCGAGGTCGCAGAAGAGACCAAGCGCATAGTCCACGAGTCATACAAGGCCCTCACCGAGGGCCAGAAGATCAATCTGTTCTCGAAATTCCTCAAAAACCTCGAGATATAAATATTCTAGAATTGAAGATAAAGGAGCTAGCCGATGGCTAACAAGGAACTTAAGGAGTTCAAGGCGGACGGAGAAGACTCTTCGATCGCTGACCCGATCGCTACTGGTGCCAACGACCGCAAGGCCGACCTCAAGAAGAAGGCCAACCCGACCGCTGACTCCGTCGTGGACCTGATCGGCATCAACAAGGGTGAGTCCCTCCTCGACAGCGGCAAGACGATGAGCCAGGCCCCGGCCCGACTCGCCGACAAGCGCACCGTCAAGGAGCACACCGACGAGCTGTTCAACGAGGAAGACCTCACGGAAGAGTTCAAGACCAAGGTCGCCGCAGTGTTCGAGGCCGCTCTCATCGAGCGCGTCGAAGAGCTCCGCGAGGGACTGGAAGCCGAGTACGCTACCAAGCTCGAGGAAGAAGTCGCTTCTATCTCTGAGCAGGTTGACAAGTACCTCGACTACGTCGTAGAAGAGTGGCTGAACGAGAACGAAGTCGCTATCGAGACCAACACCAAGGTCGCCGTCGCCGAGTCGTTCATGGAAGGCCTCAAGGAACTCTTCAGCACGCACAACGTCGTCCTCCCGGAAGAGGGCCTGGACGTGGTCGAAGGCCTCGAGTCCAAGATCGCCGAGCTCGAAGCAGCCCTCAACGAGTCTGAGGCAGCGAAGATCGAGCTCGCGAAGCAGATCGACGAGTCCAAGGCGTCTGACGTCGTGGCAGAAGTCTCGGAAGGTCTCACTGAGACCCAGAAGGACCGCCTCGCCAACCTCGCAGAGTCCCTCGAGTACTCCAACGACGACGAGTTCCGCACCAAGCTGGTAGCCATCAAGGAAGGCCTCATCTCTAAGAAGAAGGTCGAAGGCGAGCAGGCACTGAACGAAGAGTTCGTCGCTGAGACTGTTGAAACTTCTTCCAAGATCGACCCGATGATGGCCAAGTACGTCGACGCCCTCTCGCGGACCTTGAAGAAGTAAGAATTATAAATATCACAAAGAATTAAAGGAGAACCCTCTCATGACCGAACTCTCTAACTCTCAGCGCCTGATCGAGAAGTGGAAGCCGCTCCTCGAGCACGCCGAGCTCCCGAAGATCGCTGACATTCACCGTCGCAACACCCTCGCAGCCCTGCTCGAGAACACCGAGATCTCCCTCAAGGAGTCCGGCGGTTGGTCTCCGCAGTCCCTGATGGAAGCTACCCCGGTCAACGTGACCGGCAACGTCTCCAACTACGACCCGGTCCTCATCTCGCTGGTCCGCCGCGCGATGCCGAACCTGATCGCGTACGACATCATGGGCGTTCAGCCGATGACCGGCCCGACCGGCCTGGTCTTCGCAATGCGCTCCAACTACGCGAACACCACGAACGCAGCTATCGCTGAGGCCTTCTACACCGAAGCCAACACCGCGTACTCTGGCACCGGCACCCACGCCGGCACGACCGGTACCGCGAACACCGCTAACGCAGGCGGCGGCGTCACGACGGCCAACATGGAAGTGAACACCGCGTTCGCTGAAATGTCGTTCACCATCGAGCAGGTCTCGGTCACGGCAAAGAGCCGCGCGCTGAAGGCAGAGTACTCGATGGAACTCGCACAGGACCTGAAGGCAATCCACGGCCTGGACGCTGAGTCTGAGCTGTCGAACATCCTCAGCTCGGAAATCCTCGCTGAAATCAACCGCGAGATGATCCGCACCCTGTACTCGACTGCCGTCACCGGTTCTCAGGTCGACGTCGCCGCAGCCGGCACGTTCAACCTCGACACGGACTCCAACGGCCGCTGGTCGGTTGAGAAGTTCAAGGGCCTGATGTTCCAGATCGAACGCGAAGCCAACCAGATCGCGAAAGACACCCGTCGCGGCAAGGGCAACATCGTCCTCTGCTCCTCGGACGTGGCTTCCGCCCTCCAGATGGCAGGCGTCCTCGACTACACCCCGGCCCTGAACAGCAACAACCTCCAGGTTGACGACACCGGCAACACCTTCGTGGGCGTCCTCAACGGCCGCTTCAAGGTCTACATCGACCCGTACGCTGGCGGCAACTACATGATCGTCGGTTACAAGGGCTCCAACACCTTTGACGCCGGCCTCTTCTACTGCCCGTACGTTCCCCTGCAGATGGTCCGCGCCGTCGGCGAGAACTCCTTCCAGCCGAAGATCGGCTTCAAGACCCGCTACGGTGTGGTCGCCAACCCGTACGCCCAGGGCGCAACCAAGGGCAACGGCGCCGTCACGGCAAACACGAACGTCTACTACCGCCGTTCGTTCGTCGCGAACCTCATGTAATAAAGAGGGACCTAACGGCCCCTCTCACAAGAAGCCCTTAAGGGCCACAGGAAATCAAGGGAGCTTCACGGCTCCCTTTCTTGTATCTCAGTGTTCGAAAGAGTTCTTTCGTCGATCAGGCTTCTGCGTGCGCCAGAATGCCCAGTGGTTTCCCACACCGTCCATCTCTTCGGGTGTGACCGAACTATTGGCAACCTGTTCAATAGCGCTGTCGGTGGCGAGATCGTGCACTTCCTCAGGAGTCAAGTGAAGACCCTTTCCCTTAGCAGCTGCAATCATAATTGCACGATATGGATCTCTCATTTCTTCTCCGTTCACTTTCTCGTACCTACTCGCGTACGACGGCCTCAAACGTCTCGGTGACCTCGACCGTCAAGATCCTTCCGCTCGCGAAGTTGATGTCTCGCACCCACCAGGGCACGATGATCATATTCACCCACGGGGCGTCGTCGCCCACGAATTTCTTTAGCCCAACTTCGCTCAGATCACCACAGTAGTAAACCGCGCGCGGGTCACCCGTCCACTTCTTGAGACCGTAACGGGGGCTCCAATCGGAGTTGTCGAAAGTGAGCACCACTTCGACCTCACAGCCCTCAGGTTTCTCTACAGTCGCAGCAGACGCGTCGTTGGCCTTGTAGACGGCCACGTGCACCGTCTTCTTGTTCTCTGTCTTCACGTTCATTCCTTCCCCATGGTCTCAGACTGCTGCGGGTCTATAATCTGGAACGACGGGCCGTCTGAGGGCTCGCCTGCACCAGCTGCTCCGTTCCCGGCAGTCTTTTTCTTCGTGAACTTGATGACCTTCCCGTCGCTCTTTTTCTTCGACTCTTCGTCGTTCGCCTTTGTGGCGGGGAACTTCACGAGGCGCGGGACGCTCTCATCGCTGAACTTGACCATGTAGTAGATCCAGTCCCGGCCCTCGACTGACGACAGCACCGCTGCTTCTCTCCCTTCCTCCACGAGAGAAGAGTCAAGCGCGTAACCGACGTAGTTGACCACCTGCGTCTGCACGAAGAAGGCGAAGGCGAACGAGAACGGGATGGCGAATATCATCCACTTCGGCCTCAGTATGGACACGACGCCGAAGATCACGGCCAGCACGCCCGTGAAAGCGAAGATAAGTAGGGTCATTCGACTACCTTTCCGAGGATGACTTGTGTGTCCTTGTCGATGTTCTGAACCGAGCCGTCTGGCATAACGTCGAACGACGCGACCGTCATTTCCTGACCAGTGTTGTTCAGCTCGAAGTCTTTCTCAGCTATGACTGAGAACGGGATCAGACATGTCACAGTCGCCCTCACCTTGAGGTCTGACTTAACCTCGGCGTTAGAGTAGAGCATCACGTTGACGACGTAGTGTCCCGGGACGAGAGACTTGACGCTGATCACCTCGCGGCGCACCACGTCTACGCTGAACATGCCGCGGTCGTCCACGTCCAGGCTCACGCTTCCGTTCTGCTTCTGCTTGTAGAAAGTCAGCGAGCCGTCGGGAGCCTTCATCCACAAGTCCACGTCTGAGCGACTGTCCTTGGACCACGTCACTTCTGCTAGGAAGCGAGAGACGTTGGTGTCGTTACCCTTCGTCTTGCTGTCGTCGAGGATGATGAAGAAACAGAAGAAGACGGCAAGCAGACACGTGAGCAGGTCGATGTATGCCAGCGCTACGTGTCTAGGCATCCTCGTACCTCCCGTAGCACAGGCTCACTTGCTGGCCCAGTAGCCACGAGAGTCCGACGCCGAAGGCGCCCGTGAGGAAGACCGGCGCGAGCTCCATGAGCATGTTCGCCTTGAAGGTCGCCAGGTCTCCCGCGTGGGAGAACATGAGGATGAAGCCGACGATCGTGCCGAGCAGTCCTAGCGCCGTCATCTCGAGTCGCTGAAAGTTGATCGCCGCGAAGTTCGCGGCCTGGCCCTTGACGCCCAGGTAGAGCGTACACGCCACGTAGATCGCCAGGATAAGCAGGGAGACGTGGGTCTTCTCGTACTGCATGAGCAGGGAGAACGCCCCGTGGAAGTACGCGAAGTACGCCACCGCGAATGCGCATGCGGAATTGAACACGACGTATCGGATGTTCATGACTTTTCCTTTCTCTCCATCAGGAGGCCGATCTCTATCAACAGAGACCCAACAGTTACGAATATGAACGGGACCCAGCTATGCTCAAACAGTCCCACATGCAGCATGAAGCCCATCGTGAAGAACCTGAAGCGAATGGTGCTGAGCAAATCGAAGAAGTAATTCACGCGTTGCATTAGGTTCATTTCTTCGACTTCCTCGTGCGAATGTGATCGGCCAGCCACTTGCCGGCCTCACCAAAATAGAGCTCTACAGCCTCAGCGCACTCTTCGTACGCGTAGTCACATCCCGCGGCTCTGGCCGATTTCGCTTCAGCGCGAGCCGCTTCGACCTCGACCCACTCGCCTTCCGGGTCTTCGACCGCGTGCACGCCGTAACCGTCATGCTGCGTGTGGCCGTCCTCATAGAACGTGACCTCGTAGCCTTCCATCCGGAACCGCTTCACTCTTCTTCTCCGAAGATCACGAGGTCGTGGTTCGCGTAGCGAAACTTGATGTGCGCGAGGCCCTTCGACACGTCGACGACGTCTCCGTCCTCGTCGCGGACCACCCACTCACCGTTGAGGTTGACAGTGGTCTTGGCTTCCTTGACGAAGGTGAAACCCCACTCGCGGCGCACGTAGAACTTCAATTTCTGGCTCATCGTAAGACTCCCTTTCCGATTTGGTATAGTCAGGATATCACCATCTTAAAGAATTGTCAACCACTATTTTAGCTTCACGCGGATGCGATAGAGGACGCCAGCACCCGCGCACTCCACGGCCCGGGACCGAAACCGATAGTTGATAGAGTACCACCGCTCTGCCAGGGCGTCACGGTACACGTTCACCCACCCTTCACCAACGTCTTCTCCGCTGTAGAAGATGGGCTCGTACCGCGTGCCGCTCACCTTACTCTGAACCATACGTTCGTCTCCTCGTCGTGCTTCTCGATGGACAGCGCCTTCATGTACCAGTCAGGAGCGACGGGGGAGGTGTTCTCGGCGTTGACGCGAGCGTAGGCCTCTATGGCTTTCTCGAGCGTCTCGTAGCCGTCCCAGTACTCGTACCTCTGGCCCCAGCCTCGCTCTGACTCTACGACTTGAATACGGTACACGTCGGTTCTCCCGTTTCCTATAAATATGTACGAACATAAACCATTTCTGGATGAATGTAAACACGTGAGCGAGATTCTCAACACAAACTACCTGAGCGTCAACTCCTTCCAGTTTGACGTCGCGCGCCTGCCCACCGTGAGCTTCTTCGTCCAGAGCCTGACGCTGCCCGGCGTATCGTTCGCGCCGGCCACAGTGAACAACCCGTTCTCACCTATCCGGTTCTCGGGCGACCAGCCGCAGTTCGAACCGCTGCGCGTGACGTTCTTCATCGACGAGGCCATGCAGTCCTACACCGAGCTCTTCAAGTGGTGGCAGGGACTCGGCTTCCCGAACAGCTACTCTCAGTACGCTGCCCTGAAGAACTCGGGTGGACCGGCAGCGAAAGAGGGCCTCTACACAGACCTCACCGTCGCGCTGCTCGACTCGAGCGATAAGCCCGTGAAGACCATCCAGTACACGAACGCGTTCCCGATCTCTATCGGCGCGATCGACTTCACTTTCCAGAACCCTGACTCGAACTACGCGACCACGACGGTTCTGTTCAACTACGACACCTTCGACTTCGTCTGAACTTCGCGAGGAACTACACCATGACAATCGACGAGATATTCGCCGAGTGGGAGGTCGACTCCGTGATCTCTCCCAACGACCTCGACGGCGCCTCCCTCAAGATATCGAGGCTCCACAACAAGTACTACCGCATGCTGTCCGACGAGAGGATGCGACTCAAGAAGGCCGAGGCAGACCACGCCGTCCTCAAGAGGATCAAGACCGACTACTACTCGGGCACCCTCGACGTCGAGACCATGCGTGAACGCGGCTACACTCCCTTCCGGCTGAAAGTCCTCCGGGCCGACATGGCGACCTACCTTGAGTCCGACGAGGAGATCATCCAGCACGGCCTTCGTATGGCCCTCATGAAAGAGAAGGTCGACGTCATCGACTCCATCATCCGGGTCATCGGCAACCGCAGCTTCCACATCAACAACGCTATTTCTTACCTGAAGTTCAAGAACGGAGACATGTCGTGATCAGACTGACCAAAGTCGACGAGGCGTTCTTCCACGTCGACGCCGACCGCGGCACTCTCATGGAGATATCCGACCGGTTCTCGTTCAAAGTGCCGGGCTACAAGTTCATGCCCAAGTACAAGGCCGGCATCTGGGACGGGACGATCCGCGTCTTCGACACCAAGAAGCAGCTCCTGTACACGGGTCTGCTCGACGACCTGCGAGACTTCGCCCAGGAAGAAGACTACGAGCTCGAGGTGGGTCCCGGCATCGAGTCGAAGAGGAACGTGTCTCGGGCTGACTTCGCCAAGTTCGTCGGGTACCTCGACCTGCCGATGCTCCCCCGAGACTACCAGTTCGACGCAGCTCTTGACGCAGTCAACGCTCGACGCGCAGGCTTCCTGTCTCCGACTTCATCAGGCAAGTCCCTGATCATCTACATCATCACTCAGTTCATGCTTGCGGCCGGCAAGGAAGTGCTGATCATCGTCCCCACCACTCAGCTGGTGCACCAGATGTACTCAGACTTCGCGGACTACAACCGCGGGACGCCGCTCGACGCTCTGAAGATAACCGGAGGCGTAGACAAGACGGTCGAGAAGCCGGTCACGATCAGCACCTGGCAGAGCCTGTACAAGATGCCCAAGTCGTGGTTCACGCGGTTCGACTGCGTCATAGGAGACGAGGCTCACCTGTTCAAGGCCCAGTCGCTCGTCACGATCATGTCCAACTGCGCCGCCACGGCAGACCGCTTCGCGTTCACGGGGACGCTCGACGGCAGCACGGTCAGCAAAGTACAGATCGAGGGACTGTTCGGACGCTTCAGGAAGGTCACCTCCACCGAGCAGCTCATGAAGGACGGACACGTGTCCGAGCTGTCGATACGAGCGATCGTGCTCAAGTACGACAAGGAGGACTGCAAGACGGTGAGGGCGAACAAGACATACAACGACGAGGTCAAGTTCATCAACTCCCACTCGAAGCGTAACGCCTTCATCGTGAACCTCGTGAAGAACCTCGAGGGGAACACCCTCGTGCTCTACAAGCGGGTAGAGACGCACGGTGAGGTCCTCTTCAAGATGATCAAGGAGGCGCTCGGCGACTCTGCCGAGGTGTACTTCATCGCGGGAAAGACTGACTCTGAGGACCGAGAGCGGATAAGGAAGCTCATCGACGAGTCTAAGTCAGGCAAGAGGATCGTCATCGTCGGCTCCATGGGCACGATCAGCACCGGTACGAACATGAAGAAGCTCTACAACCTGGTGTTCGTGTCGCCGTCTAAGTCTCGAATTGCGACCCTGCAGTCAGTAGGTCGTGGACTGCGACTGGACGGAGTGACGAACAAGGTGACTCTCTACGACGTGGCAGACGACTTCCGCATCGGGTCTTTCGTCAACTTCGCACTGAAGCACTTCATGGAGAGGGTAAAGATGTACGACGCTGAGAAGTTTAACTACAAGACCTTCGTCTACGAGCTGTGAGCGTAGCGAACCGTGCGTAGCACGCAATCTGTCGTTTACATTCATCTAGAAACAGTATATGATCGTAATTATTTTGGTCCAGGGTCCACCCGGACGCATCTAGTCATTGATGGATTATTCAGCATTCTCAATCGTTCTCGACTGCTTCATTCTTTATCAGTATCCATCAACTCCATGAGCAAGCTCATGTCGAAGCAAGCTTCGAGTCACTGATTGTTATCTAGTAGAGCAGCTAGAGCTATTATACCAAAGTTGAGAAATGTTGTCAACCCATAAAGTGCATTCCCCGAAATTTTTAATACGTGGTTTCAAGATCAGTGGCAATTAAGAAAAAATATTACGTCAACAACAAGGACTTCTACGCGGCCATCGTAAAGCACAGGGAGGCCGTGAAGAAACACACCGAAGAGAAGCGGAACTCAGAGCCTCCGAGGATACCTGACTACGTCGGCGAGTGCTTCATGAAGATAGCCGAGAGACTGGCGAGCCGACCAAACTTCTCAGGCTACTCCTTCCGGGCAGAGATGGTCGGCGACGGCATCGAGAACTGCATCATCGGCTACCACTCGTTCGACCCCGACAGGTTCAGCAACCCCTTCGCGTACTTCACGCAGATCGTCTGGTTCGCCTTCCTCCGTCGCATCGAGAAAGAGAAGAAGCAGTCGTACATCAAGCACATGTCGCTCGTCAACATGTCCATCGAGATGAGCCTCGGCGGCACTGGTGAGACCGTCACGATCGACGACGAGAAGGCTGCGTCCTACGTGGCGAAGTTCGAGAAGAAGAAGTCGCCGCCCAAGAAACCCAAGGGAGTAGAGAAGTTTGTCGACAAAGGTGTCTCGAAAGATTGAGTTCGATGAGCTCGGCCAGGAGTACCGTCGGAAGTTCTACTCACGCGCAGACTACCTCATCGAGAGAGGCTACGTGACAGACGCCGACAGGGACGAGCTCGCGAAGAAAGTGTACGACGCGTTCATGAGAGAGAAGCTAGAGGCCCATGACAAAGATAGCACTGATAACTGACCTGCACTTCGGCGTCCGAGGAGACAACAAGGCTCTCCTCGCCAACCAGGAGAAGTTCTTCCTCGAGGTCTTCTTCCCGTACCTCGACGCCCACGACATCCGGCACGTGATCAACCTCGGAGACACCGTCGACCGGAGGAAGTACATCAACTTCAACACGTCCCGATCGCTCACTGCGACCCTCATGGAGCCGCTCTACGAGCGCGGCATCGAGTCGCACTTCATCCTCGGGAACCACGACGTGGCGTTCAAGGACACCAACGAGCTGAACGCGCTCCAGGCGCTCTACGGCAGCTCGAAGTACCTCGAGAAGATGAGCATCTACGAGGACCCCGCGGAGATCAACGTGGACGGCCTCGACATCCTGCTGCTGCCGTGGATCACCACGTCGAACAAGGACGCGTCCTACAAGATGCTCTCGACGTCGAAGGCCACCGTGCTGATGGGACACCTCGAGCTGGCCGGCTTTGAGATGTACCGAGGCGCCGTCGCCGAGCACGGAATGGACAAGGACGTCCTGAAGAACTTCGACGTCGTCTGCTCGGGCCACTACCATCACAAGTCCACCGTGGGGAGCATCAACTACCTCGGTTCGACCGGCCAGTACACGTGGTCTGACTACGGCGACGCACGCGGCTTCCACGTCCTCGACACTGCCACCCGAGAGCTGACGTTCGTGGCGAACCCGTTCCACATGTTCAACAAGTTCTATTACGATGACTCGAAGAAGACCGCCGAGCAGATGATGTCGTTCGACGCCGAGAAGTACCGTGACACGTACGTCAAGGTCATCGTGAAGTGCAAGAATGACCCCTACCTGCTCGAGAAAGTAGTTGACAAATTCGAGAAACATGATATTATCAGCCTGCAAGTCATAGAAGACCGCGGTCAACTGCTCGCAGAAGAAGGGGAGGACGAACTCCCCGACGAGGCAGAAGACACGCTCACCATCCTCAGAAAGTACGTCGCCTCGATGAACTATGAGGACGCTCCCCGCCTGGAGTCCTTCATGACTGAGCTCTACAACGAGGCACTCACGGTAAGTTAATTGATCACTTTCAAATTGGTCCGGTACAAGAACTTCTTGTCTACCGGCAACGTCTTCACTGAGATCACCCTCGACAGCCACAAGACGACTCTGGTCGTCGGCAAGAACGGCGCCGGCAAGTCCACGATGC